TCTCTTCACGTACCTTTGCTTCACGTGCTTTGGTTTCCGCTTCGATTGCTTGGCGTTCTTCCGCTACTCTAACCTCAAATTTTGCCATATTCCAAGATTTACGGAGTGCATCGGCAAATGTCGGGTACTTCGCACGGGCGTTTTTGTAAAGGTTGTGCGCTCTCTTCATTATCTTGCTTAAATCGTAACGTGCCATATCTTTTTTATTTATTACCATTATATTTTTATTTAACGATACAAATATAACTATAAGTATAATGCAAGGCAAGAAAAAACACAAAAAAATTATCAACGAAATATATTTTTATACCGTTTATTATAATTATAAGGTAATCATTTATATATTTGCAAGTGTAATAAACTTATAAACATGGTTATATGGCAAACTTTAGAATTAAGGAGTTATGCAAAGAAAAAGGTATAACTCAAAAGGAATTGGCGGAAAAAATAGGTTTAACTGCTATTGGATTAGCTAAAGCAAGTAGCGGAAATCCAACTATAGAAACGCTTGAAAGAATCTCCCAGGGGCTAGGTGTTCCCGTTACTGATTTATTCGAGAAAGACAGTCAAATCAGAACTATAATCTGTCCGCATTGTAAGCAGCAAATTCCAATAGAGGCAGAGATTAAGGTCGTTTCTAATCCGTAGGTTAAATGCAATGTCCCCTATATTGTAAGCAGTATAGGGGATTTTGGTGCTCTTAATTTAGAAAATATCTGCAAAGGTTGTATTTTATTTTTGATTTTTGTACGTTTGTATATTGTTAAACTTAAAATTGTATAATATGAAACCTATTCACATTGTATTATTTATAGCAATTGCAGCTATAGCTTTATTACCTCTGTATAATATTGTACATCAATTCCTAAAAGAAAAAATACTTCTATCTTTTTCAAAGAGGACATATTACAAATTGATATTGGGAATTGCGCTAATTGCGATTGTTTTTGTTACCTATGATACATATCAAAAGAATGAAGCAAAATATAAAGATGAAGAAACGGCTATAGCTATTGAAAAAAAGAAATTGTATGATGCATATAATCATGCAAAAAAAGCTATCTCAAAAATGTTAAAAGCTCCATTAACAGCCCAATTTGCCGATCCCCAAAAGGGAGATATAGTAAGATATGAAATTCTCGATAATAACAAAGTATTAATAAAGTCGTATGTTGATTCTCAAAATTCTTTTGGTGCTATGCTCCGAATGGAATTTGAATGTATTGTCGATGAATACGGAACTG